GTGGCGAGTCTCGACAACCACATATTCATGGCTCTAAGCCATTACAGAAGTTTGATCTCGGCCCACTTTGAGTGTCCGGTTCTGGCATACACCGGCCCGATTCACCCGGCCGTTCTGAGCTCTTATGTGGGGGCAATCGAGCACGTGGTGGGGGAGGTCACCAAAGACCATGCGCCTGGTCGGGTCTGCATAATCCTGGCCACCCCCGGTGGCGTTGTCGAAGCAGTGGAGAAGATGGTTGAGGTCACTCGACACCACTTCACTGAGGTCTTCTTCGTCGTACCGACCGCCGCTATGTCTGCCGGCACAATCTTCTGCATGTCCGGCGACAAGATCTACATGGACTACACGTCATCACTGGGCCCAATAGACCCGCAAGTCTCCCTTGAGAATGGGAGTCTGGTGCCAGCGCTGGGCTACATCGATAAGGTGAACGAGCTGATCGATAAGTCAGCCAACGGCCGGCTGACCGATGCCGAACTGCTCATGCTGCAGCGGCTTGACCTCGCAACCCTGCGTCGATACGAACAGGCGCGAGACCTCTCGGTAAGCCTTTTGAAGCAATGGCTCGTCAAGTACAAGTTCAAAGACTGGACTGTGCACGCGAAAACTCATCCAGGAACCCCGGTTTCGGCCGATGAGAAGGAAGCACGCGCCGTGCAGATCGCCAAAGACTTGAGCGACAACAATCGTTGGCACTCGCACGGGCGTATGATCGGAATTAGTACGCTAACCGATAGTCTGAAGCTTCGGATTGAGGACTATACGAACGAAGCGGACCTTAGGCAGAATCTGCGCATTTATTCTGAGTTGCTTGCTGAACACGCAGAAAGACAGCAATCGACTTTCTTGCTTCACTACACATGAAGGGATCAGAGGGCACTGAAAATGACGATTGACAAACGCACAGCCGAGGCAGTTGAGCGCGAGCTTGCAAGCCGTCCTGTGGAAAGAGCCGAGCGTCTGAACGAAATGAATGACCGCTTCGAACGACTGGTCGAGCGCGGAGCTATTCAGCCCGAACGCTACAAAATCGCTCCTATCAATCCAATTTCTTTGACCACCAACTATTCGTTCAGCTGATTTAGCTGCGCATAGGAAAAAGCCCCTCACTGAGGGGCTTTTTTATTGGCAGCTCTGCACCGCCGCGAGCAACTGCGCCTCGTAACCCTTCCGCTGCTCCAGTTCAGCCAGCAGTGCCCGCACCTTGGTCTGCAAGCTGTCACCCTTTCGGAGCGACGCCGTGGCCCAGGTCGGTTCCTGCACTGCCGGCGCTCTACACGGAATAGCCACCGGCACCTCTACGCGCACAGTGCGCGGCTCGGCCTGCTGCTGAGCTGCGCATCCCGCCAACGCGACCAGCATCCCCATCACCAGCCATTTCATAGGCCCAGCTCCTTGTCGATGACCGCCTCTGCCGCTGCGCACTGGTCGCCATCGGCGTGCTCCTGCTGCAGGCGCTGCGCGGCGGCGAAGTGCTGGCCGGCCTGCTGCTGGGCAGCGGCCACGGCCTGGGCCGCCTCGGCCTGGCGCTGCTCGGCCTGATCAGCCAGGCCGGCGATGGCCGCGTTCTGCTGGCCCACCAGGGACTCCAGGTTGTCTCGCGCCGACTTGCACATGACCAGCAGGCCGGCAGTTGCATCGAGCTGGGGACGGTAGTGGCCGGCGGCCAGTCGCACGCCCAAGCCAGCGCCGGCGGCGACCAGCAGCAACGCGGCCAGCATCAGGGCCAGCGGTTTCGCCAGTAGCTCGCTCATGCTGCAGCCCCCACGGCCTTCAGGTAGTTCGCCGGCCACTCCGCCGGCCGAGGCTTACCGGGACGCCAAACCCTCGCGTAGAGCTTCCAACCTCCCGCGGTATCGCCCAGCGCCGGGAGGGGCTGCGCATCGGTCCAAAGCAGCAAGCGGGCCAGGGCCGCGGCCAGGATGTCGTCCCGCTCAATCGCCTCCCACACCGCCTGCTCGGTAGGCTCTACACCGCGCTGCGCGCAGATACCGGCAGCGAGCCTTGCCGAAGCCGGGTGCATCAGCACTCCATGCACGCCACCGCCCCGCTCGTTTTGCCAGAAGCCACGCGCCGGCCCGTTACCGAGTTGGCGCCGATAAAGGAAGCCCGACTCCTGCAGGCCGATGCTCAGCAGCATGGCAATGGCCTGGGGACTAGTCATGCGGGCAGGCAGCAACGCCAGCGCCGGCTCGAGGATCGAGCGGCGCACCTGGATCAATTCCATAGGCATCTCCAGAAACGAAAATGCCCGCCTATCGGCGGGCATGGTGGGTGAAGGTCTTGCTATCCTCTGGCCGCCAATTGGAGGGCGACCGATGAAGGAACAACGGAAGTTGCGCGGGCTGCGCGCCCACGTCGACGAACTACTGAGCCAGGGCTGGCAAATCTCGGCGCGCGAACCGCTGGCCCTAAAGCGTGGCCGGCAGCGCCTGCACTACCGACACGGGATGCTGGTCAGCGCCTGAATTGAAAAGCCCGCCAGACGGCGGGCTTTTTGATTACTCCGGCCGGGCGGTGTGCCAGCCGCCCTTCGCCATGCGCTTTTGCACCATCTGCTGATAGGCGCCAGGTTCTGGCGGGTTTTTGCGCTGGTGCCGACGGTGATTGCACACGATGCACGCCGCGGCGATGTTGCTGGCCTGATTGCTTCCACCATCCTGACGCGCGCGCAGGTGCTCGGCGGTGCATTGGAATGCACGCGCCTGCTGGCGGGAAACGCCATGGTGTTTGGCGAACTGTTCGGGGGAGGCTTGCCACATCGGGCAACCGCAATAGCAGCAGCGGCCGTGTTGGCGTTGGAAGGCTTGGGTGCGGGCCTTACGAATGTTCATCTCTGCTCCAAGGGCCTGACGGCCCTCCTAGTTAAAGGAAGTCCGTCGTCCGCCTGCAGCGAGAAGAACGGTGGCCATGTCTGTGACAATGGCCTCAAGGAGTCTAAAGAGAACTCCAGGCACTACCCGTTAGCGGGTAGGTGGCCTGAATTTATTCCATCGCCCGCTCCTTGCACAACACCCTCACACCTCGAAGTCGTACTGCGGCAGGCTTGGCGCCTGCCCTATCACCTGCCCGTCGACCAGGAAGGCGATCTGCCCGGCCGCCACGCTGGTGCCTCGCGCGACGACCTGGCTGCCTGTACGCAGCTGCAGCACGCTTGTGCCGGCGGCGGCGTCGACACTGACCACCTCCCCGACCGTCTTGGCGCCGCCCGGCAGCAGGCCGATGAAGCGTTTCCAGGGGTTTACCGTGGCCATCAACTGCTCCCGTAGTGGCGTTCGATCTTGAGCGTCTGCCAGACCTTGCTGGCCCCGATGCCTTCCGCGCTGATGTCGACGCCCAGGCAGAGGCCACGCCAGGTGGCGTCGGGGTCGCGGAACTCCACCAGCATGCCCGGCTGTACCAGCCCCGGCGCACTGCCGCCCACCTCGAACAGCGGGATGCGCCGCGTCTCGATGGCCTGGCTACCGCCCTTGGACAACTCGCAGATCCCGCGCGAGCGGCCCACGTCGGTCCCGGTCATCCAGTCATCCATGACATCCGGCGCAGGCTCATCACCGGCCGTTCCTGCGCGGCGCACCTGCACGCTGACCCCGTAGTTGGTGCCGCTGACGTAGACGAAATTCCACTGCGGCTGTGGGCTCCACTCGCTGCCCCACTCCGCGACGATCTCCGCCGGCACAACGCGGTCAGGCACCGCTGTGCTCCAGAACCAGGTCGCCTCCCGGTAGCGCGGCAGGATAGTCAGGGAGTCGTCGGCAAGTCCCGGCCGCACGATGCCGCCCGCCACCTCGGCCAGGCGGTGGATCACCTCCATGGCCGTCATGTCGGTGTAGCTGAAGGCGCCGGCCGGCAGCGTCCAGTCCGGCGGCCCCATGGCCACCGTGTCCCAGCTGGCGGAAAACCCGGTGTACTCCAGCTGGTCGTCGACCACGTTGCGCGCATTCACCTGCGCGGCGTTCATCCCGCTGCGCTTCGGCGCGTATGGCGACGCCAGCAGCTGCGTGCGGCTGCCACCGCTGATCGAGTAGCGCTCGCTCGGGTGCTTGCCGCTGCCGCTGTAGCGCTCCATCAGGAAGCGCCACACCCAGCCATTGATTGTCAGCTCCAGGGTCTTCGGGCCGTCCGCATCCGGCAGCACCAGATTCAGCGAGGTGCGGCCGAAGAGATCCGCAGAGAAAGTCCAGGCGAAGCTGTCGATGTCCAGGCCGATGCGGATGTTGGTGGCATCCAGGGGCGTGCCGCTGGGCAGCACCGTGAGCGTCACGGTGTTGGCGATCATGTAGGTCTCCAGAATGTCGGGCTCTTGCGGCGGATCGATCACCACCACAGGCCCCGGGTAGTCCGGGTAAACGATGCCGGTCGGCTTCGGGTCGGTCGGCGTGCCCCAGCCCCACGGCAGGGTGCGCATCTGGTCGATGATCCGCGCCGGGGTGAAGCGCACCACCGTGCCACTGTCCACCGGCTGGATGGCATGCGGCCGTGCGGTGTAGCGGAAGTCGAAGAACACTGAGGCCGTGGTGCTGGGGATGTAGCGCTCCCCCGAGAAGGAGAACTCCACCACTCCGGCCTTCGGGATGTAGAGGCTGGCGGCGCGCTCGGCAGCAGCATCGAAGCGCTGGCCCAGTTCGTCGCTGCGGAACCAGGCCTGCCCACTGGCGGTGTCCTTGCGCGCCGGCTTCGGGTTGTAGATCAGCCGTAGGCGGACGTCCTGTCGCTTGATCGAGTGATCCCAACCCAGGTGCTGGGCAAGGTCCTTCTGCGCGACGGTGTCCCAGCTGCAGCCGCCGGCTGCGTCGAGGCCGCTGCCCTTACCCCAGCTTGAGCCATGCCCTTGATCGGCCGGCGCCACGGTGTCCCAGCGGCCAGCCAGAGAGGCGTTCCGCTCCTCGCCCTGGCCCCAGGGTGCTGCGGGGGCCACTTCCTTCGCGGCTACCGTCCCCCACATCGAGCGGCGCTCAGGATCGAACTGGCGGCGGGCCTTGCTCCAGCCCGCCACCGCGTCATGAGTCAGCATCAGGTGAACTCCACAGGAATGGGGCCGCGCCCTTGCGGCGGGTAGTAGCGGTGAACCTCGGCGCGCGCCGTACCCAGCGGCTGCGGCCCCAGCAGGCTGTCATCCCACCAGGATGGCTCCGCAGCGGGCAGTTGCCCGGCCTGGGTGATCCGATAGATCCAGCCCATGAAGACCGTGGGCCGAATCAGGTCGCCCTCGGCGACGTTCAGCGACGGCTGGAACACGGTCCCCCAGGCATCCATCGCCACGACGTACACCTGGCCGGAGCCTGCAACGCGCAGATCCATGTCTAGATCGCCGGCCACCGTGGCGCCAAACCCCGCCACCCGCCACTCGCCACTGGGCACTCGCTCAAGCGCCACGATGTCCCGGTTAGCCGGCACACCGTCTACTTTCACCGTCGCCAACAGTCCTGCCGGAGTCCCGCCACCGCTACCCGATCCGTCGTTGAGGTCCATTGTCAGCACGACGTCCTCACTGATCACGGGATAGCGAGCGGCAGCACGCGCCGGCGCGACCTCGTCCTTGGCCAGCAGCAAATGGGGAATATCGACAGCTGTCGACAGGAACTTCTGCGGTGCCGACGCCACATCCCGGCAGATGAAGAGTGCCCGGACCGTCAGAGTGTCAGGCGACAGCAGCATCGCCAGCTTCGGCGTAGCGGTCGCCTCTCCATCGCGCGTCAGCCGCACCGAGAGCGTGCGCAGAGCCAACGTCAGCGGATAGGGGATAATTACAGGGTCAACGTAGATCATGACTCACCCCCAGTCCGCCGCATCCAGGCTCGCGAAGAAGCCCAGGTCCTGGGTATACCCGAAAATCGGCAGCCACTGCCGCCCGCCCGGAATGTTGATAGGCCTTACTCGGCCCTGCCAGGTATTGGTCAGCCCCAGCGTCACAAGCACTTCAGACAGTGGCGAGATCGACAGGCAGGGTTCGGTGATGAGCCCGCGCAGATACCCCGCAATTGCGGCCTGGCTGCTGGTTGTCGCCCCATTCAACCCCGACCCGAAGCACGCAAGAGCAGCGCGAACAGGCTGCAATCGAGCCGGATACACCTTGGCGCGGAGATTCTGATAGAAGCCTGCAATACGCGAGTCGCCGAAGTTCGCCCCCGGAGCAAAGTAGCGTGGGGCAGCCCCCTGGTCGACAACCCCTGTGAAGGGATTCCGAAGGCAGCAGCCATAGGCCTGTGTGAACCAGCCATTGCCCGAAGTGTTGTAGCCGTTGCCGACTGAACAGAACTCCGCGGGACCGCTCAGCCCCATCGCATTGATGTATCGCCCGAAATACTGCGCCGAATAGGTGATGGCCGAAATGGCATTGGCGGACGTGGTGCTGGTCACGTACCCCGCTTGATAGATGCAGGTTTTCTCGTCGGCGACGACCATCCAGTGGTTGATCAACGAATTCTGCAGATAGTGAAATCCGCGGGTGGTCTCAGAGGAACCGTCGTACCAGTAGGCGGAACGACGGTTCACCCCGCCCGCCAGGCCTGTCGTGCCATCGGTGACCGACTCCATGATGTAGATGCCGACGAACTCTGCAGAGCTATTGCGGACATAGTTGACGAAGCCATCACCGTTGCCGAGGCTGAAGCCGGCGGGGATATCGTGCCCCACCGTCCACCCAGCACCTGGCTTGCCGCCATAGCCCGTCACCAGGCAGGCCATCAGGATCGTGCGGATCTTGTCGAAGTGGTCGCCGGTCAGCGCCGGCGCCCCCGTGTCCAAGCTCGTATAAACACGAACAGTCATCAGTCAGCATCCCCTCGAATCTGCAGGCGGAACTGGTCGTCATCGACCGTGCCCTGACCGCTCAGCACCGTGCGCGCCAGCCACACGGGCCCCAGCGCCGAGTCGGTGTTGAAGCGCACCGCATTGGCCGCCGCCCAGCCGATCCCCCACCCTTCTTTCTTGATGGTGAAGTACGGCGTATTGGTCTGCGGGTTGATCGGTGCGCAGTCCGCCGCCGTGTTGCCGGTGGTGATTACGCCTAGCTTTTCCTCGACCACCTGGAACTGCGAGGCACTGGTGAACACCAGCGCCCACTTCCCATCGATCGCCCCCATGTTGGTGATGATCGGCGGGTAGCTGAGCTGGTCGTAGTTCGCCGTGGTGGTCTCGCCGACGGGCGCGTCCGTCCAGTTGGGCGCCCCGGTGTTCCAGGCTTTTTGGGTGAACCAGTGGTGATAGCGCGCCTGCAGGTCGCCCCAGCTGAGCGCGCTGCTCACCGTCGCCTCGTTCGCCGGCATGTCCCAGGGCACCGGCGAGGCCAGGCCGATCTCGCCGCTGATCTGCACCTCGGTGCACAGCGTCATGTGCTCGACGCGGTCGTGCACCACCAGCGGCAGCGTCAGCGGGTTGCCCTCCTCGTCCTGCAGGACCAGCGGGTTGGCCCACGTCACCGTTCCCGCCGCACGGTTCGCCGTGAAGCTGGCGGCGCGCAGGGCGGTACCGTTGGCGTCGAACACCTCGATCTCGGCCTGCTGCTGCCGCGCCAGGGCCAACGTGCCGCCGGCCACAGGCGAGGCGACTACGGTCTCCGCGACGTGGCGGATCACCAGCACGTCAGCCTCGCGGAACTGCGGCACCCGGCCATCCGCCGGTAGGCGCACCGGATCGAGCCCGATCAGGTTCGCGTCAAGCGGCAGCGTCGAGTAGACGACCGCGTTGTAGCGCAGCAGGATCGGGATCACCGGGATGTCGCTGGCCCCGGTCTGGTCGTCCAGGTTCGAGGTGAACCGCAGCCTGACGATGCCCGTCGCGATGTCCACCGTGCCCTTGATCACCGCCCCGTTCAGCACGCCGTTGGCGTCGGCCGTGGCCGTCACCACCTGAGCGTTGTCGACGCGCACCGCGGTGACCTGCAGGCTCGCCGGCCGCAGCGGCGCCCCGGGCGTGCGGAACGTCATGGCGTTGACCGCGAACCCGGAGTTCGTGGTCAGGCACGCCAGCAGCGTGACGGCCGCCGCAGCGCCGGCCGGGTAGGTGCTGAGCGTGGCCGCGCGGCCGGCATAGTCCACCGAACCGACCGCCACCCCGGCGTTCGTGGTGCTGCTGACGTTCTTGTACAGCACGCCGGAGCGGTCCACGTAGGTCTCACCGGCGTAGGTGAACACCAGCGAGCCCGGCAGGATCGACTCCGACACGCCCGGCAGCAGGTCAAGGGTGACCGGGACCACGGCCTGGGTGTCGGTCTGATCGCCGTAGCTCTGACTGTTGCTCTGCGCGCGGATGGTCAGCGTGCCACCGAAGTTCTCCATCTCGCTGCGGTCGGTGCTGACCAGCTCGATGGTGTCCGGGTTGAACCCGTGTTTTTCCGTCGCGTAGGTGAATTCCTTGTAGGTGTAGGTCCGCGCCACCTGCAGCGAGCAGGCGCCGGTCGAGTAGTTGATGCTCCCGGCCCGGCCGCCGCCCCAGCCGCCGGCGGTGTTGTCGCTGACGGCGTTGTTGACCAGCACCTCCGACTCGTACACCGGCAGGCTGTTGCCGCTCTCCAGCACGCCGTGGTCGATAGCCGGCACGGCCTGCCTCTGCTTCGTGATCCAACTGATCTGCACCGAACCCGGCTTCAGCGGCGCGCCCGGGATGGTGAACGTGGTCATGCCGGTGCTGTCCGAGGTCACCGCCAGCGGGGTGTCGGTGAACGCCCCTTGCTGGTAGGTGTGGGTGATCGCCGTCCCGGCGTCCGGGGTAGCGGTCAGTTCCATGCTCACAGTACCGGCGGCGTAGTTGATGACGCCGCTGCCGCCGGAGCCGGACAGCGTGCCGTTGCCGGCGTCGACGACGGTCTTGGTTACCCCGCCGACCTTGAAGCTGGCGGTGTAGGAGCCCGGCAGCAGCCCCTGGTGGGGCAGCGTCCTGTTCACCTTGGCCTTGGCCTGGATGCTCACGCCGGTGCGCTGGGTGAACGCGGCGCTGTTCTGCCCCACGTAGGCCCAGATCACCGAGCTGCCGACGTCCGGCAGGGCGTTCAGCGTCAGCGACACCGAACCGGTGTTGAACTGGATGGTCCCGGTGCCCTCCCCGGCCAGCTCGCCGTTGCCCTGGTCGCGGAGCACCTGCCACTTGCCCAGGGCCATGTAGGAGATTTCGAGCGTGCCCGGCATGGGTGGCGCGTCGGACAGGCTCAGCGTGTACACGTAGCCACGGTTCGACAGGTCGACCGGGATCTCCCCGGTGACGGTCTCGCCGGTCGCTGCGGCGCCAGGCTGGTGGCTGGCGGTGGCCGCGCCGGTGTAGCCGGCGCCGGTGCGCACCAGGTTGATCTCGCCTGTCTCGTAGTCGATGGTGCCGCTGGTGATCCAGTTGCTGCCCGACACGTAGCGCAGGCCGCCTTTGCTGTCGTCGGCGAAGGTGCCGCCGTTGACGGACAAGCTCAGGGTACCCGGGGCGCAGCCGGTGCCGAGGAAGGTCCGCGACTGGCCGCCGCTGACCAGGGCGAACGTCAGGTTCACCGAGCGCGCCGGCCCGGTGGCCAGCACGATGCGTCGCTGGTAGCCGCCGAGTTGGTCGATCAGCGCGTTCTCGCGGGTGCTCGACGGCACCAGCTGGGCGTAGACGGATTTCACCCGCAGGCTCAGTGCGCCCTCGGCGACGGCCTGGGCCAACGGGCTGATACCGTAGTAGTGCGCGGCATCCGCTACCTGGGTAGTGAGGATCTGGCTCTTGGTGCCGCTGGAGCCCGACGGCATCGCCGTGCCGGCCGGCGTCGGCTGACCGCCGGGGAAGGTGGTCAGCAGCGGCGAACTGATCGACAGATCGAGGCGGCGCCGGGTGAAGTTCACGAAGTTGCCGTTGCCGTAGTCGTACGTGAAGCTCTCCAGGCGAGCCTGCACGTCGGTGATCCGTACGTACTGCGACAGCGAGCCGTTCACCAGTTGGTAGACCTGGCCGATTTCCGGCTGCCGCTGCTCCTCCCGCTGAATGCAGGCAATTGCGCGCTGGCCCTGCAGCTGGTTGCCCAGCAGGTCGAAGGGCGCGATTACCGCCGGCACGACGTAGGACTCGATGGCGTTGCGGGCGTCGGCGCGCTCGTCGGTCTGGGTGCCGCCGAACAGCAGCACCGACACGCGCGGATCGGCCGGGGCCTGGGTGAGGATGGCGTGGGCGCCCAGGTAGCTGTCGCTGTTGGTCGACTGGACGCCCGCGAAGGCCTTCCGCAGGTTGATGCGGCCGATGGTGCGGTCCAGGCGCGAGATGTCCGGGAACAGGTTGTTCACCTCGGCGTCCACCACGGCCTGCCCGGTGGCGCGGCCGCCGCCGTCCGACTCGTCGGTCAGGCGCTGGGACTTGAGCAGCTTGATGTCGCTTTTGCTGATGGCCATGTGCACTCCAGCCAGAAACGAAAAAACCCGCCGAAGCGGGTTTTGGGAGGGGGTAAAGAAAGGGGGGCAGGCGCCGGGGAAGCCTCAACGCATCAGCTGCGGAGGGGCGAGACGTCCCTGGTGGTCGCCAGGGACTGGGCGACGGTGTCGGGGGCATCGGTCAGCGGCATCGCGCTGCCCGCAGTCCACCCGGTCCCCCAGCCTTCCCTGCAGATGGAGAAATAAGGCGTCCCGGTCTGCGGATTGATGGGGACGCAGTTCGCCGCAGTAGTGCCGGTGGCGATCGTTTGCATGGTGTTCTCCGGGTCAGGGTGTTTCAGGGGGCGGCGGGGCCACTGTGATCAAGCGCAGGGTGATTTCGTAGTCCTCGGCTGGCCCCGGGTTCACCGTGCGGTGTACCTGGGAGGCCTCGAGCGGCGCCTGGCCGTTGGCCCGGTTCCACGTCACCGAGAACTCCCGGCCGTCGGGCAGCACCAGGTCCATCACCTTCAGCCGCTGGTCGCGCAGGACCTCCAGCTGCCGCACGACCGACAGCGGCGTCCAGGCGCCGCCGTTGGCCTGCAGGGTGATGGGCCGACCGTGCAGCTTGATGCCCTCCTGCACCAGGAGGGCGCCGGTGATGGAGCGCTCCTGCTCCTGCGCCACCGAGTCCCAGGTGAACTCATCGGTCCATTCGAGCTGGTCGTCCAGTTCGATGCTGTCGAGCATCATCAGCTAGTCCTCAAGGCAGCCTTGCCGAGCAGGTCGAGCAGTTGGCTACCGTCATCGGTGACGCCGACATCCACGCTCCGCCCCTGGACCTCGAGGCGGATGGTCTTCATCGGCTGGGAAGGTGTTGCAGCAGGCGCCGCCGCGGCCGCCGCGGGAGCCTGTGCCTGCGCAGCGTTCTGCGCGTCCACCCGGGCCTGCTGCTCCGCCAGTTGGCGCTTGGCATCGGTCTCGGCTTGGATCTGCTGCAGCGTGGCCAAGGCCTGCATCAGGTTCTGCACGGCGTTGAGGTCGCCGGCCTTCTGTGCGTCGGCCAACTGCGTCGTCAGATCCTGCTTGCGGCTGTTGAACCGACTACGGTCCACCGCATCCTGCTCGCCGCGCAGGCCCGCCAGCTCTTCCCGCAGGCTCGCCAGGGTGTCGCGCGAGCCCTCGGACAGCTGCTGCATCCGCTGTTTGGCCGAGTCAATGCTGCTCTCCAACTGCCGCAAGTCGGAGTCGCCCAACAGGTTCATGCCATTGCGCGCGGCCTTGGCCTGCTCCAGGAACTGACGCAAGGTGATCTCGCCCGTCTCGTAGCCATCGAGCAGGCTTAGCAGTTGCCGCTTCTGCTCCAGATACGACACCGCCACGCTGTCACTGTCGGCCTTCATCGACAGCGCCCACTTCCCGAGGCTGGAAACGCCAGGCATCGAGGCAGCGGCCTCGACCTTGCCCATCTCCTCGCGCACGCGCTGTAGCGACTCGGTGGTGCTCTCCAGCGAACTGGTGTCGATCTGTGGGGCCGCGCTGGAGAGTCCGCGCAGTTGGTCGAAGGCCGCCAGCGCCTCGGCGCTGAGCTGGGCCAGCGGCGCGCGGGTGGAACTGATCACGCCGGAGAAGAAATTCGCGAAGTCGGACATGTCCTCCTTCACGAACCCCACCGACTTACGTTCCTCCTCCATGGCATCGCCGATGGCCTTGCGCTGGGCCTCCAGGGAGTCGGTGGCCTTGTCCGTCGACTCAGCGAAGGCATCCATGCCCTGGGCGCCAGTGGTGCCGGCAGCCTTCATCTCGGCGATCTTCTCGCTGAGTTCCTTCTGCGAGCGGTTGAACTCATCCGCTTTGATCTTGCCGTCGTTGTACAGCTTGTTCAGCGCGGTGCGGATGTTCGAGATATCCGCCGAGGTCCTGGCATTGGCGATGGCGTTCTGTACATCCTTCAGCGACTCCAGGCCTGTGCTCAGGTCAGAGACACCCAGGGCCGCACCGCCCGCTGCCTTCTGCAGCTCCTTCAGCTTGGCGTTCAGTACGCCGGCACCGTTGGCATATTCCTGCTGGCTGAGATTGCCGGCCTGGTAGGCCTTGCGCATTTCCTCCTGCAGCTTGGTCAGTTGGCCCACCGAGGTAGCCGTACTGATCTGGTCCAGCGCGTTCTGCAGGCCGGTGACGGCCTGGACCGCCTGAGCGCTGGCGTCCTGTGCGCCGGTCTTCAGGCTATCGAAGTGTTCGGTGATGACCTGGCTCTGCTCGCCAGCCGCGCTCGCCGTGTCCTTGGTGCTGGTGTCCCAGGCTGCCGCAATGTCCTTGGCATCTTGCTCGACCTGAGCCTTGAATCCCGCCGTCAACCCATCCAGGACTTCCCGGGCTTGCGCTGCGGAAGCCTTGAGCTTCTCGCCGCCGAGCAGCGAGGGCACCTTGTCGGCGACCGTCTCGATTGCGCCCAGCATTTCGCTGAGCTTGTTGGTAACCGCCGCAGCCGCCAGCGAAAGACCAGCAGTCAAGCCATTGAACAACGTGCGGAAGGGCGCGATAAACAACTGCACCCGGGTGGCCATCTCGTCGATTTCCGACCGGAACCCACTGAGCCAGGTGGAGGTGTTGTCGACCAGCGCCTTGAAGTCCACCTCCCCGAGGCGCTTGATGAAGTCGCCAACCCACTCGGCGCCCTGCACGAAGGCGTCCGACAGGCCCTCGGCCAGTTTGTCCAGGCGCCCGTCAGCATCCATCTGCGCGATGGTGTCGGCCAGGGCCTGCAGCTTGCCCTTGACGTAGTCCAGCGCCCCCGCGTTGGCGATGCGGTTGAGGAAGTTGGTGGCGGTGTCCTGCAGGTTGCTGATCAACCCGCTCAGGCGGCTCATGTTCGCCGCGGCAGCACCGCCCGAGGTGCGGCCCATTTCGTCGATCAGGGCCTTGATCACGTCGCGGCCGAGCTTGCCCTTGCTCGCCAGCTCCTGCAATTGCTCGACGTTCTTCCCGGTGACGTTGGACAGCATGTCCCACACCGGCACGCCGCGCTCGACGAGCTGCAGGATTTCCTCGGTCTGCAGCTTCTGCTTGGCCCAGGCCTGGCCAACCGCCGTAGCGATCCCCTCCAGGCGCTCCATGCCGCCGCCCAACTTCTCCGACTGGTCCTCCAGGGCCTTGAAGGTCCCATCCATCGGATCAATGCCGTAGGCCTTCAGCAGCGCGAAGGCATCGGTGACCTCCTGCAGTTGCAGGGGGGTGTCCTTGGCGAACTTGGTGATCCAGGCGGCAGCCTCCTGCCCTTTCTCCACCGAGCCCATCAGCGACGTCAGGCGAGTTTGCAGGCCTTCAAACTCATCGCCTGTCTTCAGCATCGAGACGATGCCATCACGTACCGCGCCAACGCCGCGCCCGATCAGGCCGAAGGCAGCATTGATCCCCACGAAGGCGGCCGCATACCCAACGGCCTGGCGCACGCCAGCGGACATCGCAGAGCGAAGCGCATCCACGCGCGACACATGGTTTTCCGCCTCGCGCCGTGCGCGAGCCTGGGCGCGCTCCAGATCACGCAGCTCCTTGGCGTTCTGGCTGATCGCCTCCTTGGTACGCGTGACCTCGGCCGCCAGGCGCCGCTCCTCGTCGGCCAGCTTGTCGGTGTCGATGCCGGCAGCCCGGGCGGCCTGTTGCTGGTCGGCCAGTTTGGCGTTGAGGGCGTCCAGGGTGCGCCGCAGGGTGGCTGCGTCCTTCTCGGCAGCCTTCAGCGCGACTTCCAGCCCCTTGTTGCCGGGCTCCTTGTTCAGCGCCTCTCGCAGGTCGTTGACATACTTCTCAGCACGATTCACCGAGGTCTCGGTGACGCTTACCGCACGCTGGGTGCTCGACAGGGCGCTAATCAGGCCGCGGGCACTCTTGGCATTGTCGAGGGCCTCGCCGAGCTGGCTGGCCTTGGAGCGCAGCGCCTCCAGCGCCTCGGCGGACTGCTTGGCGGCGGGAGACATCTCGTCCTTGCCGCGCAGAACGAATTGAATCAGGCGTTGAACTGGATTGGCCATGGATATCCTCGGGTAAGAAAAAGCCCGCCAGATGGCGGGCTGATGTCATTCAAAATCGTGGAAACCCAGGCGCCGGCTGAGCCAGAGGAACAACGGGATAAACACGAACCGGCCGAGCAATAGCCAAACCACAAGAAAGCCGATATAGAAGGCCCACTCGGCAGTCCAGGCGGATACCGACGCAATGTAAGGGCCTACTCGCAAGCAGGAGCTAATGGTGAACAAGAGGAAGAAGAAGACGTGGAGAAAAGAATATCTGCGCATTTTGCTCAATGGCCCCGCATCTACGAATGACTATGCTCTGGCCTCTGAACTGCTAGATGAGCAGCTAGCCAAAGGGAAATATCTCCGCAACCGGGCACAACCGAACGACATCGCCAACCTTGTGTGGCAAGGAATAACCACTAAAGGTCGTCTCTTTGCGGATGAGCTGGAGGATGAAATCAGGCGTAGCACTTGGTGGCACCGCACTCTTGTGGCCAGCGGCGGCATCGGGCTTTGGCTGCTGGGGTACTGCACCGAGTCGATCCTCGATTACGGCAAAGCAATGCTCTTCGGCGGATGAGGCCATCCATGGCCATGCCGCCTTAGGCCGCCAGGTCCATCTGCAGGAACTTCGAGATGTCGTCGGCGACAACGGTCGGATCGGCGAGCAGCTCGATGGGGCCGGTCAGTTTGAGGTAGTCCTGGCCCAGGATCGGCATCTCCTGGAGCAGGCCGAACTTGGCGCGGCGGATGCGCAGCGCGTAGGGCTCGCCCGACTGCGCGTCGTTCAGGCCGGCGATGAAGATCTCGAACTCCTTCTCCGAGCTGTTGAGCATCTGCACGGCCGTGCTCTTGCGCGGGGTGTAGTCAACCAGCACGCCGGTCTCGTCGATGGTGGTGCCGGACAGCACCTGGATGCCGTGGGGCGTCAGCAGGTAGTCGGTGCCAGCCGCCAGGGGATCGCCGCCGGCGGTCTTGACGGTGATGGTCTTGGTCATGTCCGGCATGTACTTGAACGGGATCAGCTCGAAGGCCACGCCGGCGGAGGTGTGAGCCTCGCCGGTGATCGCCGCGGTGGGCGCCACGGTGATGGTGCCGCGAGTGATCGCCGCCACGTTCTCCGGGGTGATGTCGTAGAGGCCGATGGAGCCGGTCACGTCGGTGGGACGGGTGCGCACGTTGCGGTTGCCGCCGCCGCCCATGTAGTTCGGCAGGGCCTTGCGGTCAGTGGCATAGCTGACGCTGAAGGCGTCGCAGTTGCCGAACGGCAGCAGGCCATCCTGCGAGCCGTACAGGCGGGCGAAGGGCTGGCCCTCGCCGATGAAAGAACGATCAATGGGCTGGAGCATGTAGGTCTCCTCGAGGGATTGGCCGGCGCTTACTTGGCGCCGCTGGTTTCAGTGGTCGGCGCCGGGGCGGGCGCAACGGGCTGGGCGGCGGCCTTCTCGGCCTTGGGCTTTGGCGCGAAGCCATGGGCCCAGGCGTGTTCCGCGACGGCCTGGGAAACCTCGACGGGCAGGCTCGACTTCGGGTAGTGCGTCACGCCGGCCCCCGCGCGGTGGTTGAAGGCCTTGGTGATGGTGATCTCGGGCATGTGGCCCTCCAGAAATGAGAAGGCCGCCCGAAGGCGGCCTGGTGGATGGGTTACAGCTGCTGCACGTAGGTGACGGTGATGGGGATCACCCGGAACGCCCATCGGCGCCCCCTGTCGGGGTACCGCGGCGCGGAGGTGGGGAACGCCACCTTGATCAGGCCGTCGACGGTGAACCCGGCCTTGATGCCCTTCAGCGCCCGCTTGATGTCCAGCCTGGCGGTGCGCAGCGGCTGGGCATGGTCACGAAGCCGGGTCATCGCCACGATGTTGATGGTCAGCTCCTCGCGCACCGTCGCCCCGGACCGGTCCAGCTCCGAGGTGTCGCCCTCCTGCAGGACGATCAGCTGGTCGGGCAGTTCCTCGTCCTCGGCGTCGATCAGGTCCAGCACGTTGTCCTCGCGGATCTCAGCGCCGAAGCCGGGAACGCCGGCGAGCAGCGTCTGCAGCTGGCCGATGATGTCGGCCTGCACGTTGGGTACGTCGCTCATCAGGGCACCACGTAGAAGGTGATGAGATGGCCGTCATCCGCATGGATGTCGTCGATGTGCCATTCCTTGCCGTTGGCGTCGCGGAACCGCCCCTGACGATCCAGGGGCGCAAGCTGATGCTTCTGGACGGCAATTGTCCGGTATCGATCGATGGCTCCGATCTCGCCGAGTCGCTCCACGCCGTCGCTGACTATGACGGCCAGGCCGGAAGCTATGACGGCGCCCTGACGGTCCAGAAAGTCCATGGGACCGTCGTTGAAAGCCCGGATGGATAGGCGATCCAGGCGATCACGCATGCTCGCCCAGCCCATGGTTTAGGTCGCCGCCGCCGGCGCGGAGACGCCGTTGAGGCGCACGCGACCGAACGCCGACGGGTTGGCCGCGGCCTCGGTGGCCACGCCCACCAGCACCAGGCCGGTGGCCGAGGCGTTGCTCAGGCTGCCGCTGGTGGTGTTCATGTACACCAGGTCGCCGACCGCCCAGGCCTGCGCGCTGGTCTTGGTCAGCTCGAAGACACCGGTCAGCTTCAGCTCCACCGGATCGCCAGCGGCTTCGGTGGTGGCGGCCACGCCGATGAAGGCGCCGACCTTGTAGAGCTTGCCGGAGACGGTGCCGCCGGCCGGCGCCGGGACGGTGGTGATGTCGCCGTTCTGGATGAAGGTCTTCATGTGGTCTCTCTCTCGAAGGTGCAGAAACACGAAGGGCGCCTTCCGGCGCCCTGGTGAAGTGAGGCTCGATCAGTTGCCCGCGTTCATGTAGGTGCCGCGGTAGTCGATCCAGGCGGCGCCGAACACCAGGCGGGCCTTGATCTCCATGCCGTCCACCTCGAAGCCCTGGCGGGTTTCGGTGAACACGCCCTGCTCGCCCTCGAGGTAGGCGTACTCGAAGGTGTCCACGACGCCCGGGGCGGCGTAGAGGAACCACTGGTTGCCTTCGATGCGCGCGTCGACGATCACGGTCAGCGTGGTGTTGCGGCTGTCGTTGATGTCGGCGTTCTTGGCCGGCACATAGTTGGAACTGGTGAACTGGAAGGCCTCCAGTTCCTTGTCCGGGCCCACCACCAGGAACTCCGGCCCCAGGTTGAGGAAGTGACCGGCCTTGGACTTCTGCTTGCGCATCGCGGCGCGGGCCGCGGCGAGGGAGGCGGTGCTGATCGCCCCGCCGCTGGCGGCGACGTTGCCGTGCGCGGTGGAGTAGATTTCCTCGCCGTCCACGAAGGTGGGGTTACCCAGCAGCAGGTCCCACACCACGTTGGACTCGGTCTGGCCGGCGGCCGCGCCGAGGGCCTGCGGGATGCGGGTCAGCGCCGACAGATCATCGTTGACGATGGCCTCCCAGGTGATGGCGATGATCTTGCCGAACTTCGCCACCTTGATCGGCGCGCCCTCCTCGTCGAGGGTGCCGTACTTGTACTCGCCGGACTCGTTGACCTTCTCCAGCGCCGCGATGTCGCCCAGGGCCACGCGAGTGGCCTCACGGAAGTCCGGCAGACTGGTCTGACGGCCCAGCGGGCGCCAGGTCTGCGGCGCGAGCTCGTAGGCAGCGCGCAGGGTGCGGTTCACGGTGCTGCCCAGCAGCAGGGGGAAGTCGCTGGTGGTGTGCATGCCGGCGGCGCGCACCGACTCGGCGCTGCAGCCCAGGGCGGCGGTGGCGATCTCGCGCGGCGTCAGGCCGCGCGAGTTGCCACCGGCCAGGCTGATGCATTCGCGGGCCAGGTCCAGCAGGCGCATGCCGCGGAACTCGCGGGCAGCGTCTTCCAGCTTGGTGGTCGGGCTGCAGCGGTGCTGCAGGGCGTTCTCCATGGCGGAGCGCTTGGCACGGACCACCGACAGGTCGATGGTGCCCGACGGGGTCGGCTGCGCACTGCGGCTTTCCGGCTGCTCCGTCTGCTGACGCTCGGCCAGCTTGTCGATCATGGCGACGCTGGCCTGCTCGGCAGTGACGCCGCGCTCCACCAGGTCATCAGCGAAGGCCTCGTCCAGGCCCGCCTTGCGGGCCATCAGGCGGATGGCCTGGCCGCGCTTGCGCTCGGCCTCGGCGGCCTCGCGACGGGCGGTTTCCTCGGCCGCTCGGATTTCTTCTTCGGTCATCTTGGGTTCCTCTTGGGTCTTGGCCGAGACGGCCGGTTGCTCGGTCGGCGCGGCGGCCTCCCGGGTTTCGAAAACGGTGCTGAAGCGCGGGCCCTGGTAGTCGGCTTCCGTCTTGGTGCTGCGCGTCTTGGCGCCATCGTCGAAGCCGATCGGCACCAGCGAGAGCTCCATGGGCTCCCAGTCCACCGCGCGATAGGTGGGCAGCTTGTCGTCCGGCTCCTCGGTCATCTCGTAGCGATGCACCGAGTAGCCGACGCTGATGTTGCGCAGGATGCCGTCACGCACATCGCGGAAGATCGGCTCCACATCCTCGCGCTGGCTGAAGCGGACCAGGGCCCGGCCCTCCCCTCCCTCGAGCCAGGCGCGCTCGACGACGCCAATGACGTCGCCCAGCTCCCAGGTGCTGTGGGTATTGAGGAAGGGGGCGCCGTTGTTCAGCCGCTCCAGGCGTACCGCCGATTCGCTGACCTCCAGCTCCTCCATGTAACTGCCGATGTCCCAGGACCAGCGGCGCCCCTTGGCGCCCGTGGTCCAGGTGATCTCGACGGTGCGATCTTCGATGTTCACCGAGTCGGGGCGGATGGCCGCCCGCAACTGGAGCATCGGCGTGTCATGCGTCTGTGCTTTCGCCGTCATCTGTCGGTTTCTCTTCAGTGGGGTTGTCGGTTGGCGCCGCATTGCCGGCACCAGACATCCGCCGGGGATCGCAGTCGAGCACCAGGCCCAGCTTGTCCAGCAGGTCGTTGGCCTTCTGGATCTGCTCGGCGTGGGCTTCCGGATCGGTCACGCCCAACTCGCGCAAGGCATCCGTCCAGGGCGTGAAGCCGTTGCGCACACGGTCCTTGAGGTTCGAGGTCTCGGTGGAGGGGTCGACCATCTCCCGACGCGGCGGAATCCATTCGGCGGAGGCATCGCCAGCCACGCCGGCCGGCACCAGCAACTGCGCCTCCATGAACCAGCGCCAGGCGCTTTCGCACAGCTGCGGAATCAGCATCCGCCACTGCCATACGTCCACCCGCCGGGCGAAGTGCAGCCAGCCCATGCGCCCACTGGAGAAGTTCACCCCCTTCAGGTCATGGGAGAGCAGTTCGTAGGGGATGCCCAGGCCCACCGAGATGGCATGCAGGGCCTGCCACGAATAGGTGGAGTAGCCATTGAATGCCGGCGGCGAGGCGAAGCTCACATCCTCGCCAGGGCCAAGCTCCTGGATGATCCCCGGTTCGATTCGCTCGATCAGCGGAGGCTTCTTCGCCCCGCCGCCCGCCGCATCGTCCTTGGTGACGAAGGCGGCGTAGCAGGCAGCGATCTTCGCCTGCTCCATCACCGCGTCTTCCATCTCGTCGAAGCTGCGCACGCGCTGCATCACCGGCGCCAACCAGGTGTAGCCGCGCGCCTGCCCCGGGCGCTTCGGCAGGAAGATGTGTGCCACGTCCTCCGCCGGGATGCGCCGCGACTGCATGCTGCGCCAGGTTCCGCTGGAGCCGGGGTGCTCGTCGAACAGCCAGTAAGCGACGCGCCGGCCGATGGAATCGAACTCGACACCCTGGATGATCAGGTTGCCGCCGTTCTGCCCGTCCTTCTCCTCGTCGAGGAAGTCCGGTTCCAGGACCTGCAGCTGAAGCGGAACGGCCAGGCCGTCTGTGCTCTTACGGCGCCGTCGGCGCACCAGGCATTCGCCAGACTCGACCACCGTCTCCATGATCTTGTGCTGCAGCCCGGAGAAGTTCTCCAGCCCGTCGGCATCGCACTGGACGGAGTCGGCCCAGACGCGCCAGAGCGCGGCCAGTTTCTTCCCGGCACGCTCACTGCCGCCGATTGGTCGCGGCACGATGCCGGCACCCACCACGTTGTCAGCGATGCCGGTGATGGCCCGCTCGACATAGGGGTTGTTGCGGCGCAGGTCCCTGGCGCGGTTGCGCAACACGGCCAGGGCCGGGGCGTTCTCGGTGTTGGCATCGGTGCCGGCCGAGCGCCAGCCATCGTTCCGGCGGCCGCCGGCGGCCCCCTCGAAACGGCGCTCCATGAGCTGCAGCCGGAGCTCCGCCTGCTTTTGTCGTAGGCGAGCCTCGGCGCGCTTCGCGGCGCGGCCGGGAAGCCAGGTGTCAAGGAAGCCCATGTCAGAAGCCTTTCGAGAAGGAGGCGAAGCGGCGAGTGCCGTTGCTATTGGCGTTCAGGCCCAGGTCGGATTCCATGTGCCGCAGGATCCGGATCATTTCGTCGACCGACCGATAGGTGACGCTGCGGTCGGCGAAGCGCACCGACAAGGCGCCTTCGGCGATGGCCGCCTTCAGCGCCTCATACTGTTCCAGGGTGTAGGCCATCAGTTCCGCTTCCAGTAGTTGGATTTCGCCCGCGGGCGCTCGTCTTCGGTAACAGCCTCGTCGCCGCCTGGCGCCGGCTGTTGCGCCAGCAGATCCAGGTCAGCGCCGAAGCGCTGTTGGCTAATGCGCAGCGCGGCCAGGGCCCCCACCAGGCAGTCCAGCCCCTCGTTCCGCCGCCCCCTGGCATCCCAGCGATGCACCCATACGCCGTTGACCAGCTTGCGCAGCTTCTCCTCGGCGACGAGCTGCTTCGTCTCGTTCTCGTCGCAGATGTCGTCGTTCGCTGGCAGGTGGATGACGCCTGGCTGCGAGATGCCGGCCTGCGACTTCACCGTGTCGACGGGCATCCGGTAGCGGCCGTAGACCAGCTCCTTGGCGTTGTCGGTCCCGATCTCGGTCAGGTAGACCTTGCTGACCTTGCTGCGCGTGCGCGGCATGTTGGCGATCGGCTTGCCGTACTGGCTTGCCCCCTTGGTGGGGACCACCCAGAGCACGCCATGCTTGCGGCTCTCTGCGTACACCTCGTCGGTGTAGTGGCCACCGGAGTCCCAGCCCCAGCGGTCGACCTTCATCACCAGGCCATCCGCTCGGGTGAACTGCCGCTGCAGTTCCAGGCCAACCTTGCGCCGGAGTTCCTCGCTGGCCGGGTCGCCCATGAGGATGAATCGGTGCACCAGCCAGGCCTCCTCGCCCGGCCCCCATGCCCATACGCGGCCCTCGTAGCGGTCGTCCTGGGTGTCGATGAAGCCGGTCAGCAGCACCGCCAGGGCCGGCACCTGACCGGTCCATACCTCGCGGCGGCCGTACAGCACCTCCCAGTCGACCTTCTCGCCTTCGCTCTCGTCGAACGTCTCGCCCAGGGTGGTGTTGACGAAGGTCTTTAGCTTGTTGCGGTCGTCCTTGGCCTTGAGAAAGTCCAGGACGATCCGCCCCCAGGTCGTGAACGGGCTGTAGGCCGTCCAGACGTGGAAGGTGACCGACTCCGGCGTTGGCATGGCGGCGCCGTCGGCGTCGTAGAAGTCCAGAGCATCGCGAGTCCAGATGCCGGTTCGCTCACACACCCAGCGCCCCCTCGGCTGCTGGGCCTGCATCTCGTGCTGCTGCACGTCGCAGCCACTGGCCGCGCACTTGTACCAGGCATCCTGCGGACGCTCAGGCGCCCACTTGATGCCGAACTCGCAATCCTTCCCGCCCCATAGCAGTGGCTGCTCCACCTGGCAGTGCGGGCAAGGCACGTGCAGGCGAAACAGGTGCGGCGACTCGCCGGCCGCCGCCTCGATCTGGCAGGTTCCTTTGATCTTCGGCGTGCTGCCCCGGATCGATTTCGGGAACGTCGAGCCCTCGATGCGCTTGTCGCCAAGGAATGTCGGCGAGCCCTCTTTCTCCACGTCAGGCTCGAAGGCCGCCAGCTCGTCGTAGATGACCGTGTCGGCCGAGAGCTCCCGGTAGTTCTTCGCCGCCGCCCCGCCGCGGCACCACAGCTGCTTGCCGTGAGTGAAGCGCTTGGTGTCCAGCGTGTTGTCGCGGTGCTTGGAGCCGTACCACGGCGCGAGCTCGCGAACGACCGGAACGTCGCGGATCATGGTTTCGATCTGCGACTTCATGAAGCCGGCGGCGCTGCCGTCGGTGGGAACCAGGAACAGGATGTTCCGCCGCTTGTGCTCGACCTGGTAGGCGGCAGCAGCCAGCAGCATCTTGGAATAGCCAACCCGGGCTGACTTGATCACGTTGACGGTACGGATCTCGTCGTTGCCCATGGCGTTCAGGATCGCTACCTGGAAGGGCAGCGTCTCCCAGGCACCTTCCTGGTAGGACGACTCGCTGGACAGGTAGAAGTTATCGTCCGCCCACTCCACCGGCGTCTGCGGCGCCGGCCGCTCCAGCGGCTTCAGACCGGCCCGGATGGCCGAGGCGAGCTCAGTCAGCTGTGGTTGCGAGATATTCATCCAGTAATCCAGGCAGGCGCTCGTCGAGCTGCGCGGCCCGGTTGCGAGCCTTCGACAGCTCGCGTTGCACCGATTCGATGTGGCGAACCTCAAGGTCCGGGTGGCGCCGTTTCAAGGTCAGGGGCAGGGTGTCGAGGATCGAAGCGATTTCGGCTGCCAGCTTGGAGAAAGCAAACATGGCGAAGTCCGTCGGCACTGCGCGCCGGCGGCTGATGTCGTTCTTCAGCTCCTGCCCCTCGGCCTGAGCCGCAGTCAGCCGCAAGCGCTCCTGCGTCAGCTTGTGCTCGGCAAGCGGGTCAATACCCTCGGGGTATTCAGGGTCCGTTTCCGGTTTGACCTGGTTGCTACCCAGCCCCCGCAGATAGCGGATGTACGCCAGGCGGCAGGCGTCAATGTCGAAGCCGCCCTTCCCCTTCGAACCAGGCAGGACGCCGTCTGCAAGCAGATTTCGAACCTGCCGGTCGCTCAGGTCGAGGTGCTTCGCTATCTCGATCTGCGTGGCCATGAATCACCAAACCGGAACCGGAAACGGTCCCTCCTGAAAAAGCTGGTATGTAGTCCGCGGTCGGGGTTCGAATTACCCTCGACGGCCCCACCCCCGGGGAGAACCTAGACAGGGGGTGCCCCAACCAGGGATTTTTTCGCCTTGAGGGTTCCAGCTGGTTTTAGGTTTTGTGCTGGACAATAAGAATCACGCACCAAAACCGTGCAGCCACTCCAGGCACGGCGCGGAAGGTCACAAGCCCCGGTTTAGGCCCGCGGGCCCGACCGAGGTCGGCGCCTCCATTCAGTCGGCGTCCGTCCCTGCGCAGCCTTGGCAATGGCCTCCTCGATGTTCGCCTCCAGCCTGGCGTCGTCCTCGGCGATGCGTCGCACCACCTCGAAGAACTTGAAGCGCTCGCGGTACTGGGGCGAGCGCACGAAGGCCAGCACCATCACCAGCGTCTTGTCGCGCCGCTCACCGATGCCGATTGGCACCCTGCCCCGCTTCATCACGAAGTAGGCCTGCTGGTGCCCCTTGGCCAGAGACCTGGCGCTGTCGGTGGCGTTGTGCTTGGAACCCTCTCGGTACTCCAGGGCGCCCAGGCCAGACAGGATCTGGATCATCTGGCCGCGGCTCATGTTGCCGTACTGGTCCAGGCGAGCACCTGCGGCGGGCACGATGAACATCCCCTTGGGCAAGATGCCCTTGGCTCGCAGGTTGCGCTCCGAAGCCTTGTCCACCCGGGGACCGCCGAATACCTGGGGCGCCACCCAGTCTTCCGGCGCCTGCCCCTTCGATGCATGGTCCTTCTCGTCCTTCACCCACAGCGCAGCCTCCAGGCGGTTCGGCGTAGCGCTCAGGATGCGGATGGCGTTGCGAGTGAAGGGCGTCGGCTGATCGAACACATCGTCAATCTCCGACCGCAGTGCCTGGTTCGCCTGGTTGGCGGTGTGGTTCAGGGCGTCGGCCAGCACACGGTTGGGCAGATCGCCGCCAAGGCCAGCCAGGGAGGCGACTGCGTCGTCCAGGTCCTGGGCACTGATGCTTCCGCGCATGGTCAGCCCTCGCGCTTCGGCAGCTTCCAGTCGGCAAAGCGATCGGCAAGCTCGGCGATCTTCTTCACACCGAGGAAGCCTGTGAACACGCCGGCCGCCGTAGCCATGTTCTGGGGCAGGCCGAGCCACTCCATGACGGGGATCAGGCCCAGGGTGATCAGCGTGCAGAGCGCAGCCTCAAGGAACGCCTGCCGACGAGTGCCGCCGCCATAGATCACGCGGGTAAGTGCGACCAGGAAGGACAGACCGCCTGCGTACAGCACGGGCGCGTGCTGGCTCAGCCACGCGAGCGCAATGGCCAGGAGCTCGGGCTTGTCGGACATCTTCATCATCTCGATATCCCCTCTGCGGGGCGGAAACGAAAAAGCCCAGCGCTATGGCTGGGCCTTGGTATGGGTGCAGGGGCCGGCGCTGATCTCCGGCTTACCCGTGTTCAAGGGGCTACCCACAGTTACTGACGGTGCCTCGCCGCACTTCCCCGAAGGGCGCATTCAAGCGGTACCCGGATTTCCAGTGGCCACATCGCGCATCAGCCTGCGCATTCACCTGCATTGAGTGCGTGTCTTTCCACGCTGCCCGAACAGGCCGCACCGGGAGTATCGAGGATGGCGATACGCCTGTTCTGCCGGTGTTTTCCCGTATCACCGCACCGCCGGCAGACGGTGTTCGGCTCCCCCTTGCGGGCCGTGCCGACCACGGTTCCAAATCTCTGGGCAATAAAAAACCCGGCGCAAGGGCCGGGTTTCGTTGCCGGTCTGTGCGACGCGCACGGATCAGCAGATGTGGGCAATTTCGCTCAAACGCTCACACAAGTCAACCCACCTCCAGCAACCTTTCGCGCTCCAGGATCTCGGTCACGTGCACCATGGCCTGCTCCTCCAACGCATCCAGCGCCTTCCAGATATCTCGCCGCCATCGACTCCTGGTCGAGTCAGGCCGCGCCTCGGTGTCCCACTCGTTGATGTCGTACCACTTGTCAGAGAGCACCAGGACATCGGTCGAGCGCTTGCCGTCCTTCCCCTTCAGCTTCGGGATGCACCAGCTCGATACCGCGTAGGTCAGGAAGATACGCGGCGCCGGGCTGGAGATCCTGGCTGGCATCCGGCTCACCGCCTGCAATCGCCGGCCGTTGTGCGTCGAATACCGGGCGTACAGCACATCCCACTCCACCGGCAGCAGCTCGCGGTGCAGCAAGGCGTGCAGCATGCAGTCGAACTCGAACTGGTCCCGGGCCGACAGCAAGGCGCGGTAGCCGCCGTCGACCTTGCGATCGATCAGCTTCTGCCAGCTCTGCTTCGCCGTGTTGTCGATGGCATCGGCGGCCAGGACGCGGACGATCGCCGGCAGCACGTCTCGATAGATTCCTGTCATGCGGCCCCCTTCGGCGGCGGGGTGATCCCCAGGACATCGCGCAGCAGTTGCTCGGCCGCGGCGCCTTTGACGTTGCCCTGCAGCACCCATGCCTTGGCGAAGTCCTCGAAGCAGAGGGGCGACGGGCTGCCCATCCAACTGGCCACCAGCTGGAGCAGGCACGCCATCACCGTGGGCCCGGCGGCCATGGATGGCAGTTCCTGGGCCAGCACCTGGAGCAGCTTGCGCTCGGGCTGGGTCATGCTTTTCCGCGGCGCGAGGGCCGTTACGTTGGTCATGCGGCTTTCCCCTTGCCGTACTGGCGACCCTTGTACGGGCGGTTCATCTCGACCTCCTCATCGCTCGGCTGGTAGCCGCCGACAAGCTCAGCGAAGCGGTGGAACTGGCCCTGGTGCTGGACATGTGCAACGCCCACCTGGCCATGACGGTTCTTGTCCACGATCAGCTCGGTGACGCCGGCCTGGCCCGCGGGGCTGTCGTTGTCGCGGTGCACCAGCACCACCACGTCGGCGTCGGCCTCGATCTGCCCGGAGTCGCGCAAATCGCTCTTGGTCGGGCGCTTGTTGCCCCGCGTCTTCGGCCCACGGTTGAGCTGGGCCAGCACCACCACGGGCACGCCGAGTTCCTTGGCCAGGCGCTTCAGGCCCTTGCTGATCTCGGTCACCACGTCGTAGCGGCTCGCGTTTCGCTGCTCGCCCTTGATCAGGCCGATGTAGTCGACGGCGACCATGCCCAGGCCGTGCTCGCGCTTCACCGTGCGGCAGATCTGGCGGATATCCCGCATGGTCAGCGAGGCGTCATCGCAGAAGATCAGCGGGGCATCGTTGAGCTTGTTCACCGCACCGGTCAGGCCCGGCCAGTCCGCATCGGCCATCGAGTGGCCTTCGGCAATGTGCTTGAGCGGGACACTGCCCACCGACGACAGCACACGGTTGGTCAGCTCGACGTCGGTCATCTCCAGACTGAACACCAGCGCCGGCTCGTTGCAGGTCAGCGCCACCCGCTCAGCGAACCCGAGGCCGAGCGTGGTCTTGCCGCTGCCCGGCTCGCCGGCCACCACCACCATGTGGCCGGGGCAGATGCCCGGGATGAAAGCGTCCAGCGAAGGCAGGCCGGTGTCGTACCCCAGCTTGACCTCCCGGTTGAAGCGCCTGTCGATGCCGTCGATGGCCTCGGGCAGCACCTCGCCGACGAAGCGATAGCGCTTCCGGGCGTCCAGCCCCTCGGCCTCCAGGGCAAGCCATGCCTGCTGGCCCTGGCTCAGTACCTCGTCCAGCGGTTCGCCATCCTGCAGGCGCTGGCTCATGATCTGCGCCGCGGCGATCACCCGACGGGCCACCGAGCGCTGCTTGACGATCCGCGCATACTCGCCGGCATTGGCCGAGCTGGGGGTGTTCTTCACCAGCGTGCCGGCCGCCTCCAGTACGCTCTGTCCGTCGGCAAGGTGCGAGCGAGTCTCGTACAGCGTCACGACGTCGATGGGCATCGCCTTGGTGCGCATGGCCACCAGCAGGTCGAACAGCTCTGCGCAGGCGGGGTGGTGGAAGTCCGCCACATCGAGCCGGGCGCCAAGGTCATCGATCAGCTCGGGCTGCTGGATCATCGAGCCGATCAGCGAGTACTCGGACTCGTGGCTGTACAGCTTCGACGCCGGCACTTCGTCCAGCGCCGACATCTCGTCCAGATAGGCGTATGCGCTCATACGTCACCTCGCACGGAAGGCCAGCGGAAGAGCACGGCCTCGCCCCCCGCATCACACATGCGATCGATCACGCGATCACCGATGAACCGACGGATGTCGGCCAAGTTCAAGTTGCTGATCAGGATGGTGGGCAGCAGCCGCTCGTACCGACCGTTGATGACCTGGAACAGCACCTGGCATTCGAAGTCCGAACCATGCTGCGCACCGACCTCGTCGATGACCAGCAGGTCCATGGAGTGCAGGTCCGCATACACATCCGCCTCGGTCTTGTCCTGACGGCCGAAGGTTTCCTTCACGGTCATGATGATCTCGGAAGCGGTGGTGTACCTCGCCGTCGCCCCCTGCCGCCCCTCGGTCCGCAGCACCTGCTGGATGATCGCGCAGGCCAGATGCGTCTTCCCGGTCCCCATGGTGCCCAGCAGCAACAGCGAGCGACCAAGCTTCCAGTTGGACTGGAAGTCGTTGGCGTAGGCCTGGCAACGAGCCAGAACGCCCGGCTGCTCCGTAGGAGCGAAGTCGGTGCGGTAGTTGGCGAACGTGGCGGGGCGGAAGCGCGGCGGAATGCGGCTGTCCATCAGCACGGTGTTGACCTCTCGGTCATCGCGCTGGTCCAGGGCCTTGGCGCGGATCTCCGGATCATCCGAGTTGCAGGCATCGAACTCGCAGCGTAGGCAGCCGCTCCAGCGCCAGCCGCCATCGAACTGTTCCTGCAGCTTGCTCTCGAAACCGCCGTGGGTGGGGCAGTTGACGTGTCGGGTTTTCGATTGATCGTTGGTCATGGTCTTGGTCTCGCAATCCGGTAGGTGCCGTCGGCCTGGCGCTCCAGGCCCTCTTCGTGGTCGGTCTGGTTCAGGTTCAAGTGGGGTGATGGGTGCCCTGGCCCTGCTCGCTGGGTGCCGAACGGGGCCCGCTGGTTTCGCACCCAGTTGCGCCAGGTCGCCAGCCAGTCGAGCTTGGTCGCGTTCTTCCCGGTAGCAGCTCGCCAGTGGTCGCCGAAGCTCTCCCCGACCTTGCGCATGGCCGCCTCGCTGAACTCCCTGCGCTCGTTGAGCGCCCAGGCCAACCAGTCATCCGGCAAGGTCCAGTCAGCCGGGAGGCGTGTGCCCCGCCTGGACCTGCCGACAGGAGGGGGCGGCTCGGGCTCCGGTGCTGGGCGCTGCTCCTGCGGCGCCAGCTCTTGCTCTTGATTCGGTGAATCAGTGAATCGGAGAATCAGGGCGTTATCGAACGGTGAATCCACCGTTATCGAACCGTTGTCTAACGTTGGATTAACGTTATTTCCCTCGATGGAAGCGGCCTCAATAACGTTAGGTTCACTGTTATTGCCCCCGGTGGAAGCACTGGCGTTAACGTGGACAAGGCGTTTTACGCCAGTCACACAGCCGCCCTTTCCACGTTCGTTCACGGTAATGAAACCGTTGGCATCAGGGAGGACGCTGTCCCGCTCAGTGCCGTGGGGCTTCTGGTGCTTGAGGAAGCTCACGACCTCGACAACGGCGTACCCCTCCACCTGGTAGCGCGTGACGAAACCTTTCTCCGCGAGCGCATTGAGACCCTGGTCCACGTCGTAGTCGTCGCCAGGGAACAGCTTCACCTTGATCTTCTTCGGGCGGTCCTCAAGCCGACCTTCCCGGTCGGCCAAGGTCCACAGCCCAATAAACAGCAGCCGGTCGAACGGACCGAGCTCCATCAGGTCTTCGTTCTCAAACAGGCCTGGCTTGATGTTGCGAGCACGAGCCATCAGATGTTCAGCTCCTCGGTGATCCGGCGGATGAAGTCGTCGTAGGCCTCAGCCATGACGAACCCCTGCTGTTCCAGCGCTTCGCGGTAGGCCTTGGCAGAGCCGTACAGCACCCACCGTTCGCGCTCCGGCAGATCGCGGAATTGGTTGTAGGAGGGCCAGGGACCGGCAATCACCGGGAGCCCGGGGACGAAGGAGCCGGGCGAGCCCGGGGTGCCCCGCGCGGGGCTGCGGGTGCTCATCGGGCACGCTCCAGGCGCTCGACGAGCGTCCGCAGCTTGCGCTTGAGGCGGGCGGTCAGGTCGCGCTGCTCCACCCAGCGCCGGTACGCAGCGTCGGTGAAGCGCAGGACGCCCTCGAAGGCCTCGTCGTCGGGGTTGATGCGCCGCCGATCGTCCGGATAGGGCCGGCCATAGGCGTTGAAATAGGTCGAGTACATCGTGTTGAGCTCGCGCCGCAGGGCGTTCCGGCGCGTCTCGGCTTTCTGGTAGGCCACCGCCGCCTCGGCGATCAGTTTCATGTGCTGCTGCTCGTCGAATACCTTGCTCATTGCTTCACCTTCTGGACCAGGCGGAACCGGCCCTCGAAATACGGATGGGTGGCCTGGGTCTCGCTGACCATCTGGCACTCGGAAACGAAGCGACGGAACACCGCGGTGATGTCGCTGGAAGCCCACACGGCGTACTGGCTGCCCTGGGCTTCCTCATGGCCGTTGCGGACCATCCCCCAGGGCTTCGGGCTGATCGGCATCTGGCGCACCACCGTGTTCACCACAGTGGCTGACAGGCCGTAGCGCTCGTGGATCACCTCGCGAATGCGGGTGATGGGCATGCAGTTCTGCGGGCAGTGGTCCCAGACACGCGACTCGGCCAGGTCCTCCACGTGCTGCTCGATCCGCTCAATGGCAACTTGGTGCTGGGCTTGCTGCTGCTCGATTTGTTGCTGCCGGCGCTCGAGCTGCACCTGGATCTGCGCATGGGCCAGCATCTGCTCGGCCTGGGTCATGGGCCGCGCGGCCTGCTCCTCCAGGTCGGTCATGTGATCGAAGACAGCGGCCTGCAGCTCGTAGCTGTAGGACATGGCCATCAGGCAGGCCTCGCGTTTCGGGAAGCGGTAGCCGCGGCGCGGCCGGCCGTAGCTGTCGGGGAGATCGGCCGAAAATTCGGCTGATCTTTCACCAAGCACTTCAGGCACTTTGTCGAGGAAGTGCTTGTGCTCCAGCTTGGCGAACCCCTTCGAGGGAAACGGCTGCCCGGCCTGCTCAGCCTGCTGCTGGCGGTGGGCATTGATGAAGTCGACCAGTTCCAGGCTGGTCATGGTGGCGGCCTGGCCGCCGATGGTGGTCAGGTCGTTCACTTCGAGGCCTCCTCAATCGCCTTCAGGCGGATCTCGAACTGCTCGCGGTCGCAATCGAACTGGTTGTGCCAGTCGTCTGCGTTGTAGATGGCCATTCCATAAAGGCCGGCGAAGTGGGACATCGAGGGCTCCTTGTCCAAGCGCTCGCGCAGGACAAGCAAGGTCGACCGCAGCATGTCGATGCAGTCCATCGCGCAGCTGACCTTGAACGCGGCTTCCTCGGCGATCAGTTGAATCTCGGGCTTCTTGTTCATGCCGGCACCTCCAGCTTGTCCAGCAGGCTAATGAGGTCCTCGGCGGCCACCTTGGTGGTGCAGACGATGGCGAGCAGGATGGCGTCCTTCTCCCGATCCCCCAGGCGCGGGCCGGGGTCGCTGCCTTCGAACGCCAGGTCCTCGCGGAAGGCCTTGGCCAGGTTCTGGATGGTGTCGATATAGGCCTGCAGGTCGTCCGCCAGCAGTTGCACTTCGGTGCGCCTAACCATTGGCCACCTCCCCGCCTTCCAGCGCCGCGCGCACCAGCGCCAGGGCCTCCTCGTTGGCATAGAGCAGCAGAACTACCCGACGGGAGACCGAAGGTTCATCCAAGATGTCCAGCAGGCCGCCGCGCACCGCGTCGAGCAGGTCAGCAGCACTGTCCAGCGCCTGGTCAGCGTCGACACCCTCCACGGTCGCGAGCACAGCGGTATTCCCTTCGGAGCGCCTGGAGAGATCGACAGGGGGATGCTCGCGGAAAGTGATTCCGATAGTGGTTCGGCTCATGGCTTGGCCCCCTTGTTCAGTTGGGCGCTCGCCGAGTCGAGCAGCGCTTTCGCGCCTTCCAGCAGGAAGGACAGGCAATAGGCCGACCGCTCGGCATCCTCTGGATCGCCGTCAACGATCAGGCGGGTCAGATGGAGGCAACCGGCGAGCAGGTTGCTGCCGCCATCCAGGCAGTTCTCCACCGTCAGGCCGGCCACGGGAGCGAACGGAGACTGGCAGGAGATCAGGGCCTCGAATTGATGAATGGCCGAACTGGTGACCTTGGTCTCCAAGGCGGCGCGGGTGACGGCGGTCATGCGTCACCGCCTTGCGCTTTCACGCTGCGCTCTACCGAGAAGATCAGCGCGCCAACGGTCTCCCCGAGGAAGCTCAGGGCGCGCATCTCGTCCAAGTAGGTGAGCTCGCCGCCGTAGTTGACGACGTCGCCCAGGTGCTCGCAGAGGTACCGCAGGCCGTGCGCCAGATTACGCGCCAGGCCCAGAGCCTCATCAGCAGGAACGCCGGCCCTGACGGAAAGCAGCTCGCCATGCCCCCTGTTAGCGAAGGCCTGCTCAGTGGTTGCCAGCAGTTGCGCCGCAGCCGGCGCTTTGGTATTTTCGACTTGCATGTTGATGTCTCCTTGAGACAAAGAGGTTCCTGCCACTCGCGCCAACGAGTAGGTCAGGAAAGAAAGCCCGGTTGCCGCCGGGCTTTTTTGTGCCCGGCATTTGGAGAAATGCAGCCCTGGATTAGGGCGGCTGGGGTTGATGGGCGATTGCCCGGATGTCGCGAGTGTTCAAAGTGTTAGGCCTCCAAGGCCGATGAATAGTCGTGGTCCAGACACCCTGCACCACCTCCGACGAATCCCAAGCAATTCGCCTCTACTTACTTAATGCCTCCCCACAGCCCCAAAATCGGGGGTGAATCGAATCGCCCTGGGAAAAAATTTCGGGCCGCTTGGTTTCGCATGCGAAAGTCCGGGCATCAGCATCAAGGCGAGAACCTGCTCAGCAGACGACACGAAGCTGGCCCCCGTTGCCTTCGGCCAATTCGTTCTCCATGCCGCGACGGATCTCGAAAGCACGGGACTCGACGAAGCGAAGCGTTTCGATAGCGCCGGGCAGCAGCGGGCGGTCCTGGGCATCGATCTTTCCGTCAGCCAGGACTTCGCCGCACGCGGTCACCGCATCGCCGAGACGCGACATCAACTGGCCGAATGCGCTTACCGGGCAGCCGTCGGCGCCAGCCTCACGGGCAGCAACTAGGCCATAGCGAGCAGCCAGCTCGGCAATGCAGCGCTCGCGGCGCTCTGGATCAAGAGCCTGCACCCAGGCCTCCTCTACCCAGGACGGCAGATCGACCTCCCCATCCAGCCAGCGCTCGACTCGCTTGCTCCAAGCCTTGTAAGCGCGGCCGTAGGCAGTCACGTCGGCGGTAACCGTCAGGGCGGTCAAGTCCGGATAGCCACGCTCGGCGGCGCGCTCCGGAACCATCTGGAAAATCGTAGCGTTCAGCGACTCACCGAAGCCGTCCTGGCTGATGGCGGTGCGAGCAATCATGTCGCGAGCGAAGGCGATCAGAACGCCCTCGCGGGTCAGGCTGTGTCGGAAGTTCGACGTATTCATGTTGCGCTCCTGGTTCTACTCTTTGCCCCATCAAGGAGGCTTTCTGTTCGGAGGCCAGCGGAGGGAGTCATCTATGCCGGCTATCTGTTCACCACCCTCAAGGCCAGCGCCTGGCCCTGCCGGCTCAACTCAACAACAGCGGGCACTCTTCGTAGGGCCGTTCGGCAGAGGAATTACTTGCCGCCTTCCCCGGCCTGCGCTTTTTGGTGTCGTCATAGTCGGCGCGGCCCGGCACATCGGACTCGGCCGCCTTGAGCTGGCCACCCGAAGCCAGCTCCAACACGCACTGCTGGGCGTAGGAAAAGCCGCCGGCAGCGCGCATCTGAGAGGCACGACCACGGGATACCCCCAAAGCCAGAGCTATGGCGCTACCGGTACGGAAGAATTTCAGGGCTTGGTCGAAGGTCATGAGGTGTCTCCGGGCTCGTGAGCGCAGTTTAGAAAAATAAACTACGACAGGCAAGGAAACTAAACATGAAAGTGTTTAGCCTTCTAAACATGGACTTTTCAGATCGCGTCAGAGACCGCATGAAGGCGCTGAAGCTCAGCTCGGTAGAGCTGGCCCAGCTTGTGGGTGTCTCCAAGGGCTCCGTAACTCACTGGACGACCGGAACAAACCAGGCCAGCGGGAAGCGCCTTATCGCCCTAGCGAATGCGCTGGAGTGTTCTGCGGAGTGGCTTGCGACAGGCGATGCGACGGCACCTGCTCAAACGAGCGAGCCGGCAGCGAACGACCCGAAGCCCGCCAAGTCAGCGGCGGCGACAATGGTCCTGGACATGCTGAAGAAGCATGCAGGGAAGAGCCTCAACGAGGCTGCGCAACAGCGTATCGCCCAAGCTGTCGCGGAGAGCCTCGCCGAGGCTCCTGCCCCGCAAGGTGGTGGGAATGTGATCGTCGGGGACTTCTCCCGGCCCGTCGGCCTGGTCGGCGACGAGATCCGCATCGCCCGCTACGACATCCGCGGCGCCATGGGCGGCGGCCAGGTGCCGGCCGACTACGCCGAGATGCTCCGCGACGTGAAGGTCAGCCAGCAGCACCTACGCGAGCTGGGCGTCACCTACGACGATCCAAACCACCTCAAGGTAGTGCACGGCTGGGGGCAGTCCATGGAGCCCACCATCAAGCACCGCGATCCCTTGATCGTCGATATCAGCATCCAGCAGTTCACCGGCGACGGGATCTACCTGTTCACCTGGCAGGGCCACCTCTACATCAAGCGCCTGCAGGTCCAGGATGCCGATCACTTCGAGATGATCTCGGACAACAAGAAGCACAAGGACAGGGCCATCCGCATGGATGAGACCTACATCCATGCCAGGGTGCTGCTGGTGTGGAATGCTCATCTGGTATAGCAAGGCATTACGCTTCGACGAACGGTTTCTTCGGCTGATCCAAGACGGCTATCGGCGCCACCGTCTTTGGCGCTATTATTTCGCGCCACTGACTTCCAGTCTCGGCTCTGGGCGTTGACAACGAGCAATATCAGAAATTTCGATTTGATTTTGGCCGCTTTGGCCGCATACCCATCGGAGGGGGCACGCTAGGATGGCCGAGGGCATCACGGGGCAGGAGACGACAATCAATGTCATCAATGTCTCCACGGAAAGATTGCCAGAGCTCCTTGATGCAGCGGGGCGGCTATTTGAGCTGCTTTGGAGCAAGAGCCCGCCCCTAGCCGCTTTTGTAATAATTTTGTTGGTGCTCCTTCCGTTCTATGTGGCCTATATTTACTTTGCGTGCCGCCAGAGTGAACGGGAGTCGGACAAGAAAGTCGAACGAGCTGTAAGGAAGGAGCTTAAGAGGCAGGGATCAAGGGCCTCTGGAGGTAAGAAAGCATGAGCCACATTTTGATGGGTGCTGTAGCAGCGTTTGCAGTCGTCATTTACTGGGCGCTATGCCGCAGGGCATCACTCAAGCATCGAGCCAAAGCGGCCGATTTGGTTGCTGCTTACGTCGAAGACGACAGCCATACCGAGCATGAGAAAGAGGTTGTAGTCCTCCTGTACAAGGCTATGACCAGATGGATTTTCATGCCTGTAATGGCAGTCCTCACGCCGTTTGCCATGGTTGTGATGATAATTCGCAGCCGCGACGAAGATTGGAAGCCTAAGCCGAAGGAGCATACGGACATCCTTGATGCCCTAATGAAGACCTATATCACTCGTAGCCCGATCACCTCGGTTGTGTGCCTGATGGCCATCGGGGTAACCATGGCATTGCTGGTGCCTATAGGCATCGCCCTGAACCGGATCAAGCAAACCCCTACTCTGGTTGGGGTTTATGGCACCATTCTTTCGAATGCGCCTAACTCGAAACACCTTCATGCATGAAAAACCCCGCTTCGGCGGGGTTTTTCATTTCTGGCCCTTGACCGCCCTACTCGTTTTGGTAAATTTTCCCGGCCCTGGAGTTGGGAAGACAGCAGCTACCAGGACAAGGCCGCGCCATTGAGTGCGGCCTTTTCGTTTCCGGCCTAAGCTGAATTCCCTGCTCTGGAGGTTCCCATGGCCGACTCCCTTCTCCCCCGCCCCGCTCTACCGCCTAAGCCTGAACATCAACGCCATCGGCTCGGCTGTCGAAGAACTAGCGATCTGGGTTGAGCAACGAGGTTCCACCGAGACCTCAGACGCCGTGAAGCTCCACTTGGAGACGCTGATCGAGAATGCGGAGTTCATTTCTGAGGCGCTGGTGGAGCCGATTGCGCGCGAAGAAGAGAGATAGCAAAGCCCCGCTGCGGGCTACTACTTTTGGTCCTTCATAATGTCGAGAAGGTCCTTTGCCGTTTGCATGCTCAATGGCAGCGGCGAGTCCTGCCCCTCTGATGCTTTCTCCCGATGGTGGAAGTAACGCATCAAAGCTATGAGCAGGACTGTTGGTATAGATGCCAAAGCCAAAATGATCGGAATGTCAGTGGCTGCATGGGACTTAAAGCTGAGCACGACATACCACTTCCCAAAGACGAAGCGACCATTACCGAGGAAGATGAACCCAACCAGCATAAGGTAGAAAAAACCAACCAACTGCATGGCTCGCCGGGCCAGCTTCTGCTCCCATTCGAAGCGCCAAATTTCCTTTCTCAGATAGTTCTGAAGGATTTTTGGATCTACGGAGCTTTCGCCTTCGGCCAATCCCTGGTCGTCGTTGCTCATAGGATGCCGAGGTTTCTCAGGCGATATTCCATTGCGGCGGTCGAAACACCGAAGGTAGCGGCCAGCTTTTTAAGATCGGCAACCTTCTCTTCGAAAATCATGTGCTTCACCAAGGCGGCGGGCATCAGAAGCGATGCGGCAAAGCGGTTTGCCGCAACCTCTCTAGGGTCGCGCACGCTAGCGCTCATCTGCTTGTCGGTATCACGCGGGGCGTCAACATCGCCATTTATATGGTGCCCGATCTCATGAGCTACCGTGAAGCGACGGCGTACTGCGGAATCAGCAGGATTGTAGGTAATCAGCGGATCACCATCGCGATAGCTGTAATGGCCGCTTTCGCGGTCAAGCGGCGAACCTGCCTGAACCTCAATGCCCATCTTCTCGGCAATGGCGATGGGGTCGACTGGAAGCTTGAAGTCCCAATGAGCCTTCAGGACGTCAAGCGCGGTGCTGTATCTCATGCGTCCCTCCTCTCTATGGCTGATGACAAGCTTTTGGCGGCGACATTATGCTTGCGCCGTTCCAATAGTCAATTTGGGCGCAATTGGCATTGTTTGCAAGGGTGGTACGAGTCAGAACTGCTCGACGTCCAGCAGCGCCCAGGGTCGCAGCCCCTGCTCCTTGGCCTGCTTCTCGGCCGCCAGTATTGCCTCGGTCCGGCTGATGCTCCGCGAGCGGTGCTCGAAGCGGAACGCCGGGCCGCTGGCTTCCCTCACGCTCAAGACCACCAAGTAGCCGCCAACCGGCCTGCTGGCGTCCTTTGTCGTCTTCTTTTTGACCGGAGCAATCCCCAAGGCTTCGCGCATCTGAAGTTCGAGGTCTTTGGTAGAGGGCATCTGGCTGGACTCGCAGAGAGGGGCGGCGATTATCGCAGCTTCCAGGACACGCCGGTGCCCATTCGCTGGGCGGCACATCATTTCGATACCCCCCCCTTTCTGGAACCAATTAGAACGGCGCCACCTCCTCGTGCAGGCTCTGCACCACCATTTCCTCGCTGTAGGCCTCCTCCCCACAGTCCTGGGCACCCTCCTCCTCTGACGGCTGCCACGTCAGCAGCACCGTCCCGTCCTCGTTCCGCGTCATCTCCAGGCCTTCCGTCTCGGCCAAATCCTCGAGCACCTGGCGCCACGCCAGTTCCGTGTCGCTGTCCAGCTTCCAGATCGTCGCTCGACGGTCCGCCTGGGCCTTCGGGCTGTTGATCATCGCTGACACCCTCAGGCGCAGCCGGTCTACGCCGGTCATTCCCGCGCGGTCCTGATCTGCTGCCCCTCTCTTCTTGGCCATGTTGGCTCTCCCTGCTTTTACTGTATAGATATACAGTAAATCTCCATTCAACCCTTTTGCAATGAGGCTCTCAAGAAATCCTCGGTCATCCCTTCTGTTTAGTTAACTAAATTTCCCTTGACCTCTTCTGTTTAGTTTTCTAAATTGAAATCGAAGCGCTGTTGCACTGCCTGCACGGCGAGACCTTGCAGTAACCGCCAAGCAGTAACCAACCGAGTTTTGTGAAAGCCATCAATCGCGGCAGGCCCCTGCTCGCTCTGGAGAAACCATGAAAGCCTCGATCAACATCAAGAACCTGTTCGTCACCGTGGGCGCCAGCGCCAGCCATGCGCAGCCACTGCTCAAAGCCGAGCCGTTGGCAGCCCGCTTCGCGGCCTCGGGCTTCCTCCTCCCCGCCCCGGAGATCGGCGAATACTGGGATGGCGAAGGCGGCGTCTTCATCGGTTGGATGCCGGCGCGCGATGGCAACCCGGCCTATCCGCTGGTGGCGGCAAGTGGTCCCGAGTCGGAAGCCAAGGTCGCATTCGGCGGGTACGGCCACGAGACCAAGGGTGCAAACAGCGCTCACGACGGGGCCGCGAACACCCTGGCCCTGCTGTCCGACGGCCAGGATCACCCCGCAGCCACCTTCGCCGCGAAGTACACCGCCGATGGCCACGGCGACTTCTACCTGCCAGCGCGCCGCGAGCTGATGCTGGGCGAGATCAACGTGCCCGACCTGTTCGCCAAGGCCGCTTACTGGTCGAGCACGCAGCACTCCGCCTACCGCGCCTACTACATGGACTTCGAAGATGGCTGGCAGGGCTACGACGGCAAGGACTACGAGCGCGTCGCCCGCCCCGTCCGCAGAGTCCTTCAGTAATTCACTTATTCATTCTCTGGCCAGCACCAGCGGAGAGGTATTGCCATGAAACCAGCAACCAGCGTTCCGAAGGCGCCGACCTTCAATAGCCGGGAAGCCGACAAGTTCGTCGTTCGCCTGCCCGACGGCATGCGCGATGAAGTGGAAACTGCTGCGGCGCGCGACGAACGCAGCATGAACAGCCTGATCGTCGTCGCCCTGCGCGAGTACCTGCATGGCCAGCAGCAGAAGCAGGCCCTGCTCGACGCACTGACCAAGGCCGCAGGGAGCGTGCATCAATGAACGCCATCACCATCGTTCTCCGCTCTGGCATGGGCATGCAGCTCGACTCGGTTCGCCCCTACCTGAAGCCGGGTACTCCGATCGCCATCGGCCGCGGCGGTTCTGTGATTGCCGAGGTGGCCGAGGGCAACGCCATCGAGGACAAGCGCCTGGCGGCCGAGGCTGCAGCGGGCTACATCGACTCGGTCGAGCGCTACGTGGAGAACACCAACTCCCTGGAGGGTACTGTCACTGCTCTGGAGAGCGCTCTGGTAGCTATCGAGCGCCTTGCTGCAGAGGGGCAGGCCGAGCCATGGGCGGCCCTTCGCCGCATCCAGGAGATCACGGCGGTATTCCTGGATCACTCCGGAGCGCGTGCAGAGCGAGGCTCTCCCGCCTCTGGCGCCGCCGCAGAACCGGCTTACCCTGGCGCCGCAGCTGCTCGCCGCCAGGTTCTTCCCGGCGAGCCCCCCCACTCCGCGCCGGTTGTTCCCCTCAAGCCAGGCATCTTCGACGTGATCACCGGCACCGTCGGCGCCACCAGCAGCGGGCCAAGTGTTCAGCTCCCATCGCCGGAAGAACACATGGCCCAGATCGAGCGCGTTGCCGCCGAGCTCCGCAAGGACCAGACCGAGCTGGCTGAAAGCCTTCAGGTCCTCTCTAGTTGGATAGACCGCGTCGAAGTAGAGGACGGCTATGTGAGCGTGCCGGTGATCGAGGCCGTCGAAGTACTCGTGCGCGAGATGAATCGTCAGCTCGGGATCGAGAAGCAACGCGCAGGAGGTGATGCATGAGCATTGTCCTCAAGGGCCACGTGCTCAACCAGCGCCAGCTCGACGCGATCACCCCGGTGATGAACGACCTGATCCAGGGCCGGGTAAGCCAGACCGGTTTCGAAGAGGCCTGTGTCCAGGCACTGGAGCATGCCGATTGCCCCCTGGGCTACGACGTCTCCATGCCCGGCACGGGATCCACCGTCGAGCAACGGGCCACCAAGTGGCTGCGCGACGGCCAGGTAGGCATGTCATCGCGTGCCATCCACGACCACATGCTGGGGCTGGCTCCTCGCAATGGCTTCCCGTACCCGCACGATCCTGACGACCTGAACCGCTGCCTGCTGCTGCTCGACCTGATTCCCGAGTGGAAGCCGCGCATGGGGGAAATGGCGCAGCACAACCCGCAGTGGGCGGCCCTGGCGGCGACCTGGGAATCCATCACCGAGGCGTTCCTGCGCGAGGCCGGCCTGGACTGGCAGCACCACTGCAAAGCACCGAAAACCTACGCGCTCATGCGGCGCGCACTGGGGGACGCATGAGCAGCCGTCAGCACTGGGCTTGGCACTGCCTGCTCAGCATTGCAGCCATCGCCTTCTTCGGCCTCTTCCTCGCCACCGTCGAGCAGCGCGACGAGGCCCGACGCCTGGCCAAGCCCACCATCGAGATGCGCGGCACCACCCTGGTGGTCTCGTGCCCGAAGCCGATCACGCCGGCGGCCGCCACTGGCGCCCGCCAGCAGCAACCGAGGTTCATCCTATGACCATGACTGCGCAAGTACCTCCGTTCCGCAACCCCAGCCAAGACAGTGACATCGTGTTTGGACTGGCCAGCACCAGCCCCTTCACCCCCCTCGGTGATCGCCTGGTTCAGCTCGGGCTCGCCCTGCAAAGCAGTACCAGCACCGCCGGCGAGCTGGAGCAGTTGGCCCGGGCTTGCGGTATCGGCCTGCACCTGAAGCTGGTGGAGGACGGCAGCCGTGCTGATGAAGCGTGACCACTTCCTGAGCCTAACCCGCATCTGGCGACGCCCTGGGCTGTCGCTTCGCACCCAACTGCTGATCGCGCGCAGGGTGGCCCGCCAGTACAACCAACTCGATGAGGTCGAGAGGACCGTCTACTCGCGCGCCCGCCGGCCTCTCAAGAACGGCATGCCGTTCACCAGGGCGAAGCTGGACAAGCTGGAGCGTGACTACCAGGCCATTCGCGGGATGCGCGAGGCCGGACGACTGGCTATCGGTGAGTGGTTGATGTCGGCCGGCAGCGAGATCGAGGCGGAACTGGGGGTCGCAGGCATCTGCGACGTGCTCGCCATCAACCCGGCACACCGCGCCGAAGTGGCGGATGCGAAGCCCGGCCAGGCCCTGGACTTTCTGGCCTTCGTGGCCGGCCTCGAGGACAGCGCAACCCATTTCGGCGCCAGGCGTCCATCGCCTTGGAAGGAGGGCCCGCTGTTCCACTGCATCCTTGAGCTGATGATGAAGTTCACCAGGGAGAACCCGCGCGCCCTGGGTGATCCGTTCGCGCCGGACGGCCCGCTCTACGGGGCCCCGAAAACTCTGGTCCGCAACGACGGCACGGTCGAGACGCAGCGCGCGGCGCTGACTCTGCACAGCCGTGACGGCAGCACCAGGGTGATAGAGCGGAAGCAGGAGGTGCAGCGATGAGCCTGATCAAGCGCTTCGAACGCAACCTGGTCGGCCGAGACTTCGCAGTGGGCGACATCCACGGCTATTTCACGCGCCTGCAGGTGGCGCTGGACGCCGCCGGCTTCGATCCGACTCGCGATCGCCTGTTCAGCGTCGGCGACCTGGTGGACCGCGGGCCCGAGAGCGAGCAGGTGCTGGCGTGGCTGGACAAGCCATGGTTCCACGCCATCCAGGGCAACCACGAAGGCATCGCCATCCGGCACGTGCGGATCGGCCACCTCGACCAGGACATCTACCTGCTGAACGGCGGCGCCTGGTTCCTGGGGCTGCCCAGCGCCGAGCAGCAGGAGATCGCCGCCCGCTTCGCAGACCTGCCGATCGCCATCGAGGTGCAGACGTCCGCCGGGCTGGTTGGCCTGGTCCACGCTGACTGCCCGTTCCCGAGTTGGACGACGCTCCGCGAGGCGCTGGAAGGGCGCATGCCGGGACTGAGGCGTGTGGAGGATGCCTGCCAGTGGTCGCGCCACCGAGTTGAGCAGCAGGATGCGAGCGGTGTGCAGGACATCCTGGCCGTTGTCGTTGGTCACACGCCGCTGCGCCAGCCTGCCGTGCTGGGCAACGTGTACCACATCGACACCGGAGGCTGGTTCCGGGACGGCCGCGGCCATTTCACCCTGCTGGACCTGTCGACGCTGGAGACCATCCCGCCGATGCCGGCGAAGCTGGATTGGGAGGACGCATGAAGCGCCAGCAGATCAGCCAGGCCGCCCTTCCCGAGGTTGGCCAACCTCTCGCCGGCGGGTTCTACGCAGGCCGGATCTACTTCGATGGCGCCGAGCACGCGGTGATCGATGCCGGCCGGGCTTTCGAACTGACGGCACAGTGGTGGGATCGCGCCGGGCCCAAGCCGAACATCCGCGGCGCCAAGTCCTACTTCGACGGTATGGCCAACACCCAGGCGATGGCCGAGGCCGGCAGCGCCATCGCGGTCAAGGTGCTGAAGATGGTGATCCGTGGCCACCGCGGCTGGCACATCCCGGCCATTGAGGAACTGCAGGTGCTGCGGGCCAACCTTACCCAGCTCAAGGACTGGGGCCGCTACTGGCCTTCGGATGGTGAAGGAGGCCCGGCCCAGGCATTCACGCAGCACAGCTATTGGAGCAGCACCCAGCGCAGTGCTGGCAGCGCCTGGAACTCTGCGGTGCATATCTGGTGTACCCCGACCACGAACTGGGCTTCGCGGGAGATGGGCATCCGCCCGGTGCGCACGCTCAGGATCAAGGCGGACGGCTTCATCCATGCGCCAGCGAGTGACGCCACACCTGTGCAGGCCGACCTGCAGGGATTGGCCAACGTGACAATGGTGCGTGACATGGTCGAGCGCTACGCGAACGAGGACGGCGGGAAGTTCTACGGGCGGGTGGATGACCTGGTGGCGGAGCTGGCCGCAATCGGCAAGGAGGCCCTCCATGGCTAAGCCTCTCGGATCGCTCGCACGAAAAACCCTGAATCGGGCCAGGCGAGTTGCGCCAGCGCCTGCGCGTAGGGTCACCAAGGAACAGGAGTTGTCGGCTCAGGCGGAGCAGGCTGCGGCGCCAGCACCGGCCCAAGCACAGCAGGCCGGGCCCAGGCTGGACCGGGTGCTGTTTCTGGAGGGGCGGCGAGCGGCGCAGGAGATCCTCAGTGGCTTCACCGGAACGCTCTCGCACTCCGGCCTGGCTCAGGAGGTTTTCCAGCAGTTGAGGAAGGGGGCGTCGAGCAGGCCGGCCAGCTTTGCCGCTGGCATGGAATCGCTCATCGCCGAGGTTGAGGCGCTGGTCGCGCGCCACGAAATGCAGAATCCGCCAAACGTGGCGCAAGAAACTTGGAGGTAGGTATGACGGAAGATGCTCAGAAGGGGAATGTTCAGGTGGACATTCTGCTGAAGTTCGAGGAAGTAAGCAGTCAGGTCGGGCTCGGCCGGACGGCCATCTACAGGACGATTGGCGCAGGCACATTCCCGGCGCCGATCAAGCTTGGGCGAGCATCGCGCTGGTCGCAGCGCGAGGTGCAGGCCTGGATGGATGAACGCAAGCGCGAGCGAACTGCCTCGTAGGGGGGGAATGGCGGCCTATGGCCGCCCCCTCAATGCCGCCATGTCAGGTGATCGCCCGACACCCCTCAACCCAATCAGCCCAGGCCTGCATCATCTCCCGCCGCTCATCCAGGTAGACAGCGTGGTTATACGCGGCCTTGGTCTTGTCCTTCTCCTTGTGAGCCATCTGCACGTCGATCACCTTGGGCCGGAAGCGCTTCATCTCTTCCAGGTGCGTGTTCGCGGTAGCCCGGAAGTCGTGGCAATGCCACCCCTTGAGCCCCATGTACTCCATCGCCCTGTTCAATGTCGTCGCGCTCAGTGGCTGGGTTGGGTCCTTCAGGCCCGGGAACAGCAGTTCGCCACCGGTGATCCCGCGCAACTCCCTCAGCAGGTCAATCGCCTGTGTTGGAAGCGGCACCAGGTGCACGCGGCGCTTCTTCATTCTCTCCGCCGGCACGGTCCACAGCGCGCTATCCAAATCGAATTCTGACCAGCGCGCGGCGCGCAGTTCGATGGTGCGAGTGAACAGCATCGGCAGCAGGCGCAGGGCTATCACAGTGCCACGGAATCCCTTGTACCGATCGACCGCGGCCAGATAGGTGCCCAACTGCTCACGTGACATCGGCTGGCTGTGATTGATCTCGCCGCGCTCGACGGCCCCTTTCACCGCGGCCGCTGGATCAGCGTCAGCCCGAAGGGTAACCACCCCGAAACAGAAGACCGCCGACACCCACTGCCTGACCTGCAGGGCGTAGGCCGAAGCTCCTCGGCCATCCATCCGGCGCATGATCTCCAAGATGTGGGCTGCGGTGATCTCGCGCATTGGCAGCCGGCCAATCACAGGGTAGACGTTCCCCTCGAAGGCGCGCCGGATCTGGTCTCGGTATTTCTCCGTCCGCTTGGTCAGGCGCTCGTCAATCCACTCCTCCGCAACAGCCTTGAACGTGTTCTTGTTCTCTGCCAGCTGCTTGGCCTTCTCGGTCTGCCGCACGTGCGAAGGATGCCGGCCTGCCTTCACCAGGGCCTTGGCTTCGTCACGCTCTGCGCGCGCGTCCGAAAGTGAGACGTCAGGGTAGGCCCCGATCGCGAAGGTGTTTTCCTTGCCAGCGAGTCGATAGCGATAGCGCCAGAGCTTCGAGCCGTTAGGGCGCACCTCAAGGAAAAGGCCGCCGCTGTCGGTGAGCTTGATAGGAGTGTCACCAGGCTTGGCCTGGCGGATCTTCACGTCGGTGAGAGGCATGAGGGTATGCGGGTATCGGTCCAT